AAACCTTTCTTCGTCGCAACACTTGAACGAATATACATTTCAATACAATAGCCATCTGGGATATCAAAGATTAGGCCTGTTGGGATAAGGGCTCTTTGCATCGGTTGAATTACTATTTTACCGTTCTTAACTGCGAGTGGAATTTGCTTATTCCACGCATCGTAACTTTTAATTCTTTCACGCGCGGGAATTTCACGTGTGGGAATTCCAGGCACGGATTCGAGGCACGCTTTAACATCAAAGCAAGCTGAGCCTAAAGTTCCGTAGGTTGGTATTTCTGCGGTTTCTCTGCATTTATATACATTCATTATATATTCTTCCTTCAATTAATGTCAATAGTTATTTCTTACCAATATTATATTTAACAGTCAATTCCCATTCATCTTTTTCTTTAAAAGAAATGATTTTAATTTGATTGAGAGAAGCAACTGGATCTTTACTCTTTTCAGCGTTTACAAGTTTAACAAGTTCCCATTCTTCTAACAAATTCACAATTGTATTACGGCGCGAAATATCATCTTCAGTTAATGTGTTATGCTTTCCATCCAAAATAAACAATTCTTTAAAATGCAGAATTGCATATCTACCCTTCTTGTGAAGGATGTGGCATGATTGATATAATTTTTTTTCTTTTCGACTTGAAATGCCGATTCGCGTTAAAGTCTCTTTCACCTTTAAGAAGCTATCTTGCGTAGGTAACTCAACTTCTACACCGACTCCTTTGAAAATATCTAAACTGTCCATGATGCATATTCACCTTTATTAATATTATTAGTAGTTAATGGTAAATAATATACCATATAAAGTTATTTATTGTTTTCATAACTTTAACCACCAATATTCATTTTATCGTGGACAGCATTGAGTTGATCTTTAGATAGTGCTTTAAAATATTGTTTTGCTACGGTTCTATTACATTGATATACATGCTGAATTACGTCAAGATCTTTATCCTTATCAGCTTTAGGCCATTTAGAAAATCTTTTACGTTTTCTTAAAACGGATTTATAATAATCGAATTGAGCGGCATAGAATAATCCATGGCGCATATTCATTTCGTTTGCATGCAAAATAGTATCTTCAAAATTTACAAAGCCGCGATTAACAATATATGCATTATATTGTTTTTCTGTATATTCTGACTGATCACTATCACGAATAACGTCTTCTTTAGTAAAAGACGCAGCGTTCATAAAATCAAATGGGTTCAGGTCTTTCATCAAGTATTTCCTTAAGCTCTATTGATAATTTATTAAAATCAAGGCCGCATGTTTCGCAAAGATTTATTTTATGTTTACCATCAGCAGTATTCATTTCAACAGTCCAAGCTTTCTTTTTTGTTGTCTTTGCGCCACAACCAAAACATGATTTATTAAACATTAAACAAACTCTGATTCAATCATAACTTCAGTTAGAAAGGCAACCATATTAATTTCTTGGTCGGCAACTAATGAAGACTTGTACATATAATCGGCAAGAGTAACAATAAATCCGGCTTGGCTTCTGAGTTCTACTTTGCCATTCATAGCATCGTAAATACGACGAAACATTTCGTTCATATCTTGATCAGAATTTTTAGCAACCCATTTACGCATATCGGTAAATTGTTTAGCCTTAAGCATTTTGAATACTTCATCAATAGATTCTTCTTTCAAATTAACAAAGATACCTTCGTCAATTTTACCAGATGCAGCATAAGATTGTAGTTCAGTTAATACTCTTCGGAAATCTGGAAAGTGTTTTTCAATTACTTTACCAACAACTGGCTTAGAATATTCAACGCCTTGATCATCAAGAATAGCCATTACACGTTTAAAGAATTGCATTGCCATTTGTGGCTTTTCTTTTGTATCAATAGAAAAGTCTACTTCAGACAGTCTTGAACGCAATGGAGCAATAATACGATTCTTGAAATTACAAGTAAAAATAAATCCACAGTTTGAAGAATACTCTTCAATAAAATTACGAAGAGCAGGTTGAACATTTGCGGCATTAAGATAATCTGCTTCATCAAATATAACATACTTTCGGCCTGTACCTGATAAAGATACTGCGGATGCAAAAGTAGAGATGTCATATCGGAGGGTATCAATATTAACGTTAAGCGAGCCATTCTTTACAATATAGTCACAGCCCAACTCTTCGAGCATTGCCTTGGCAACAGTTGTCTTGCCTACGCCTGGTCCGCCTGTTAATAATAGATTAGGAACTGATCCATCTTTTACAAACTTACGGAAGGTTTCTTTCATTTGTTCTGGAAGTATTGTATCTTCAATTACTTGAGGTCTATAGCGTTCTACCCAGAGCACTTCATTTGATTTAGATTGTACTGTCATAAGTCACCATAATATAATAATAAAAAATATTGAGAAACCGCGGGGAACCAATCAGGACGATTAGTCCCCGCTTCTCGAGAAGCAGTTGTTAACTAATTAGCTAACAACTTTGCTGGCTAGTTCGCCAGCGCCTGCAGTATCAACACCTACTTCTTTCTCAGCAACTGAGCTATCGCCCTGCTGCTGTTGAGGAGTATTCTGTCGTAAATATGCTTCGAGTTTATTTCGCAACATACCAATACCTGCTAGTTCCTGTCCTTGGAAACCGCCTCGGGTAGACACAACATCAATCACTTGCATCAACGTTGACAGATCGCCAATGTTAATTACAACTTCTTTTTCTTCTTGTTGTCCCTGTCCCATCATTTGTCCCTGTTCCATATTATTCACCTTTCTTATAAGTCGACTTTGAATCAATTGCCACATAATATGTGACGTCCTTTCCTTTGAATTGCGAGATACCTTTTGAACAAAGGGTTACTTCGTAATCCATCGGCATTAGTTTAAGATTATCAGTTTTAATGATAATGTTAAACGTATCTACAGTTTCTCCAATTTCAACGCCAAAGTCATCTGCGTTTTGTTGAACACTGTCGATAGCTCTTAGATAACATTTGCCGCCTTCGCCTACAAATGCAATTTCAGAGAATTGTAATACCCCTGCAGCTTTCTGCACGGTCGATAATTCTTCACCTGTAACATTAACTGTTACATCAGCTTGTGGAATTACGATTTCCTTTTCTGGTGGTGTGTGAATCATCGAAAGATCAGCATAAACATATTTAGTACGTCGTTTGCCTTCTGAGATAATAAAGTATTTATCCATAAATTCCACGTTGGGATCATTATATAAGGATAAAATTGATAGAAACCTTGATAGATCATAGATACACGCATTTGATGGCAATTCATCAGGAATGTCTGCAATAGCAATCAAGGTTTTTTCTGGAGTGATTGTCTTAATTTGCTTTCCAGCTTTCAACAAGATAGACTTGTTAATTGAAGTAAAGCTTTTTAGGACGGTCAATGTTTCGTTAGAAAATTTCATAATGTAGATTTCTCCGGTTTCTTTGTTATTGATGGTATATTATATACTACTTACTTTGTTTTGTCAATAGATTTGTAAGACTTTTTACTAGAAGATTTGTCTGCAGTAGCAGATGCACCTATTTGACCTAGAGTTGCCATATTACCTTTAAAGATATAAGAACCAACATGATTCAGTTTCATCCAAGGACACATCCATACTGTAAGACCGGCTTGACGAGCCATTTTACAAAAGAAGTAATCTTCAGACAGATACCGTTTCGATTCAGGATCAATTATACAATCAAAGTAGGCATGAATCTCTCGAGAACCGTCAAATGCATCTGTGCGTACATGATCTGGTTTATATGATAACTCTGGATAAGCATCTTTATATTTCAACAAAGCATCCTTAGTTATTAACATAAACCCAGTTCCGCCTTCTGCAACTTCGACTGGTTCTGAAAGTTTAAATTGTTTAATTCCTGCCACGGGATTAAAAACAAAATCTGATGTATATTGTTCTAACTCAAACGGATTATTTACTCCTATCCCATTTTGAGCAGCCGTAGCAACCTTTTCCCAGGCAATTGTCTTCTTGGGATATGGACCACATACAATATCATATTTTTCTGGTTCTGAAATTTGTAATGCCAACAGCGCAAGCGCATCCCTAGGATCAAAACCAATATCAGAATCAATGAATAGTAGATGAGTACAATCAGATCGCATAAATTCGTCTACAATATAATTCCTTGCTCTTTGTACTAAACTCTCATTAAACAAAAAGTAATACTTCATTGGTATTTTATGAGTAGAACACATCATACTTAAATCGTTAGTTGACTTAGTATATATGCCTGCGCACTGACCGCCATACATAGGTGTACCAATAAACAGTTTTTGTTTTTGTAATTCTTCAGTCTTTACTTCTAACTTCATACTATAATTTGCTCCAAATCGTTTTCGGCTCGAACAATTGACTGTAACCTTAATACATCAGCCAATATATCCCATGAGCTGTCGTGTGCTTTAAATACTGAATCCCACTTCTCGTCATTTGCACAAGGGGCGAATCCATTCTTCTTTAATTCAAAATTGAACTTTGCATCAATATAAGTTCTTGTGTCTCTTACACTATAAAACTTAAGGTGTTGATTCATATGAGCCAACTTACCTTGAGATTCAAACAGCCTAGCAAGAATAATAGGATCAAAGGTATTAGACCTTGACCACCAATACTTAATCTTAGGACCTTCAATCAAAAAGTCAGTGAACTGTTTAACAAAATCAGCAACAGAAAGATCAGAAGTCTTAGGCGAAATATTTGCCCTTACTTCCTTGCTCTGTTCACTCCAAAATTTTAGAGTAGACTCATTAATTTTCCATCCATAGTCTTTTACTTGCTCTGAGATACTCAGCTTAAACTTTTTACATCTTGAGATATCAGCAAGAGCGTAAGGATCGTCAGTGACCATCTTCGCCCAATTAAATACCATTATTGATACATCAATGACGGCGCAGTTATTTACGTCCTGTCCCATTGTTTCAAAATCAAAAATTAAATCATTTCGCATGTGTTATTCCTAAATATTAAATACTATTATAACAAACTTCTACAAGAATGTCAATAGTTTTATCCAAAGAATTCTTCTAAATTTGGAGTCATATCCTTTCCCAAAGGATCATATACCATTTCTTCTTTATGGTTATTCTGTCTTAGGAATGTTGTTTCAGAGAATTCTAATTCACCACGAAGGAACTTAGCAATTTCAGTATGAATACTACAAGATGTAGGAACAGGTACGTTCTGAGCAATATGATTTACTTTTGCTACACCACCTACGAGTTCAAAATCAGGTGGGAATCCCATCATGTGTAAAGCTTCACGAATTGTCAATGACCTTTCATGTTTTGGGTGGATTGAGTCAACCATATTACGACCGATGACTGCATTCATATATTCGCCAAAGACGTGAACCGAACCATCCCAAATACCTTTACCCATACCAAACTTCATCATCGCGTGTTCAGATAGTTTGGTACCCTTTTCATTGTTTGTATCTTTAAACCATTTGTTTGCTTCTTCCAACATACCGTTACGTTGAACCCATTGGAATGTAGATTTAATATCTTCTTCAATACATACTTCACGAGGATCGCGGTTTGTTTTTGCTTTGATGAATTTATAATAAGGTTCAGTATCAATGTTCTTATTAATAATTAGATCTTGTTGTAACGCATCATCAGGAATTTCAGATAGATATTCAGTAAATGTTTTACGATCTTTCTTATACCAATTCATAATAGGTGCAGTTTTGGATTTCCATCCAATCGCAAAAGTACGATCTCTTGCTTGAGGTAGACCATGATATTTAGAACTTGTTTTATATAACGTTAAGCTATAACCACGTTCTTCACAGATCTTATAAAGATTTTCAGCAACACCTTGACCTTTCTTTGTATATAAGGCAGGGGCGTTTTCAACTACAACAACCTTAGCACCAAGCCGGTCAATACCATCTCTAAATACATGATACATATATTCGTTCTTAGCACAACCTGAA